AATCTGATTTTATTTGTCATCTAAACACACTTTCGGTACGTCTACCTCGTCGCCGAGTTTGGATGCCACGTAACACCGCATGGCCGCGATCAGCGGCGTGGGGCCATACTCTTCGGCACGGGCGATACCATCAAACTCGTTGTCCTCGTGGGTCAGCGCCGCGCACCACGCAAACTTGCCGTCCGCGCCACGCATGGTTTGGCTTTCAATGCTGATGCCTTCCCGCTCCACGATAGGCCCACCGTCAGCCCAGTCGGTTGAGGGCATAAAGCCTTCAACCTGCCCATCGCTGTCCTCCACGGCGAACCGCTCACCGTCGGTGCGGTAGCCAAAAGCCAGCAAGCCTTCACACATCGCCACCGCCCAGTCCAGGGCGGCTCCGGTCAGTTCACTTGTCTTCATGCTTTCTCTCCTTAAAACGGTAGGTCTTCGGTCTCATCCTGCGTCGGCTCGGGTCGGCGCAGGTCTTGCGTGATGTGGTACGCATCCAATAACTTGTTTATGTCTTCTACCTCATCGGCGTACCCAGCCGTATTTAGGATATTGCGGCATCGGGTCAGCATGTAGATCAGGTCGCCCGCATCCACGGGCAGTTCAATGTGCAGAGCCATCTCGGTTCTCCTGTTGTTTAAGATCGGGGGTTTTTCTGATTGGTATCGAGCAGCACTTGCCGTGCCGCCTCAGCGGGCACGTACATGTAGCCACCCTTGCCGTACTCCTGCACGACACACCAATTCTTTCTTTCCCTGAGTGCCAACTTGTCCCCACACGGCAGGCACAGGTTGTACCCGGCCTTACGCCGTGCGACGGCAAACGGCTTGCTGCACTCAATACACAGCGGCTTGATCCTGGGCCCGGATGCGTCCGGGCAACGGGGTGATCCGTTCTTCATGTTTGTAATCCCCTCAGTTGCCGCCGTCTAGTTGGTAGTACCCACGCGCATGCAACCAGTCAGCCGCTGCGTCGTTGCGCATTTCGCTGTCGTACTCAAGGTTGTTGGCCGAGAACGAATGGAGCGAATACATTGCTACTCCTGTTGTTATCTCGTACTCCGCGTCGGTTTCGGCGTGGTCGTCAAGGGAAAACTCTTGGTTGGCAAGCAAGTCGTCGGCGTCACCGGCAGGGTCAGCACCGGGCATACGCAAAACTGTGTCAACGCACAGCATGCCGTCGTACTCGGCAGCGTTGTTGTCAAAAGCGCGGGGGCGCGATTGCTTGGCTAAGAATCTGGAACGGGGGGCGATGAAGGACAGGAAGCGGGATGCAGTGGACATGGCTTTCTCCAAAGTTGTTTACGGAACAAACAAAGCGATTAGCGGAAGAAGTTGCTTCCCCCACTAAATACATTATACCACAAAAGGGTTATTACACAAGAGAACATTATTTAATTGAGTGTTAAAGTGACTTTGTGTGCATGTTCGTGACACAGAACTTTTCAAGTTGTTGATGTGCATGGTAGTTTGATCTGTGGCGTTTTGGAAATTTTGAAGTGTTCCGGGTGTATCAAGCCCGGTGGCGGGGGTCAACTTCGATGCTTCTTCTGTAAACTTCTTTAGCTTGTTTTTTCCGTGGTAGGGCGTGTAGTGTTCTAAAAGTTCTTATGTTGTAGCTGAGCATGTCGTTGATTTTGTAGGGTAAGTTCTGCTGTGGGGGTTGTTCTGTGGGTAAGGGCGTGCAACTCGGCTGGTTTTGCAAGGTAAAGTTGGTGTTAGGCCCCGACCGGAGGGCCATTCGTTTTACGGCGCTGTTCTCCCTAACCCATAGAACTTTAGAACATTATCAAAAAACTATACATTTACATACAATTTATCACAATTAGCTATACGCGAAATGATACCACATAGTATCTGCTGATGCAATAAAACACGAAACTAAAAGTTCTGATAATGTTCCGGTACTTTCCGAACTTTTAGAACATTATCAAGGCGTTACATTTAGTGGCAGAACAGCAGCAAACTTTATATTTTGTTGCCCCTCTGTATGGTGCCCTTTCGAAAATGGCGCTGAATGTTTCACCTGCATTATCTTTTGTTTTGGTGTCCTGCATTATCTTGCGTGTACGCGCCGCGCTCGCCGCTGCTTCTAGAACTGGTATTGGGGTGGAGGAAATGGTGGTGAGGGTTTCACCCTCAATTTTGTTTTGGTGTGCGACGCCGAGCCGCCGGAGTTGGAGATGCGCTCGGCGCTGCTCATAGAACTGGCATTTGTTGCGTGAGAAGTTAGATCACGCAGAAATAAAAAAGCCCTGACCGGGCTGCGGTCAGGGCAACAAAAAACCCCACTGGGGTTGCCAGTGGGGTTGGAAGGGTTAGGCCGAATATCCGTCAACCGCACTGAAAAACTTGCGCAGGGTCTTGCAAGCATCCAGGGCGTCATAGACTTCAAACTTTACTTTGTCATCATCACACTTGCGGATTTTGTCGAACAGTTCCGTGGTCATGTCATACAAGACTTCCTCGGTTGTTTTGGCTCCGCCACGCTCTTCACGCTCTTCAAACACTTTGAGTGCTCTTCGAACACTTCGGGCCATTTCAGTAAGGTCTTCTATGAGCAATTCCCGTGTACGCTTTTCCCCGTCGGTCAGGGTTGCAAGCTGTTGCTTTTCCATCTTCACCAGTCCCTGCTCCAAAGGGGTTAGCTTCAGAGCAATGAATCGGTTGCGGGTTTCAATTGCAACAGGAGACCGAAAATCGGCCACAGTCTTGCCATCCTTGACCTTGCAGAAGTGGGCGTAGCGCACTCCGGCCATGTACATCTTGTTTGCAAGGGTTGACAAGCTTTCTTGCTTGGCCTTCATCGCATCCCAGGCAAGGCCCATTTCAGCAGAGAATGAATCCCAGTTGATTCGGGCAACTTCGGGTGAAGCCGGGTTCAGGATGGCCTTAGCCGTGGCCTGCATTTGCTCGGTTGAAGGGAACACCGCCGCAGGGGTTGCAGGGGTTGCAGGGGTTGCAGGGGTACGTTTTGCTTTTGCCATGTTGGTTCTCCAGTTGGCAAATGACCGTTAGCCGGAATGGCATCGGGGCGTGGTCAGTTCCCCGATGAATGAACTGTAACCCGATAAGATGTTTTCACAAGGGATAGCACAAAATGATACCGGAGTTCCGGGGTCATTACGCCACCCTACCCCCACCCCCCTGGGCGTGTATGTGACTCCGGGCCGCTGCTGGTACTACTAATTTGCACCCGCAAAACCCACTTTTTCATTTTACCTAGGGTTAACCCCACCCCCTCAATATAGGAACACCCCCCGGTAGGAGTCCCAACCTCCTTGCCAAGAAAAAAATTACTGTATATAGTCCACCCAATCGCGGGTCGGTGCCCGTTGCGCAAAAATCAAATGGAATTAACCTGTACACCGGACCTTGGTGTGGTGCTTCCGCCGGAAGACATGTCCTACGCAACGCTGCGGGACAGGGCTGCTGCTGCTGTGAAAACAATTGCAATGCTTACTGAGCACGGTTTACCCCAAGAAGCGTTACAAGAACAGCCAAACGACGCCAGAGTTGTCGAAGAAATCGTCTCTGCTTTTGCTCAAGACGAAGAAAAAGCCAACCAAGTGGTCACTCAAGCCCGATTTTCGGCTCTTAGACCGGCTGTTATTCTTCAAATTGACGAGCATCTAACCGAGTTCAGCCACATTGTGGTGCGCAACGCGGTGCAGATTCGTACTTTTGTTACCAACAAGCTTATTTTGGAGGCTGCAAACCCTGATGCGCGGGTGCGCGTGCGTGCTTTAGAGTTGTTGGGCAAGATTTCGGACGTTGGACTGTTCACAGAACGCTCAGAAATCACAGTTACGCACCGCTCGACCGACGAGTTGAAGCTTTCACTGCGGGAAAAGCTTGAAATTCTGCGTGCCAAGAGCCAGCAGACGGTTACAGACGTGGTTGACAGTGCAAAATTGATCAAAGACAGCCCAGAACCCTCGCCGCCCACACTTTTGGATGCGGTAGCTGCTGAATTTGAAGACTTGCCCCCACCGGCAACGCCGAGCGCGTAGCAAAAAAGCTTTATGGTTGCTACTTCACTTACATCAGACGTTTCCGACTTTACAGACGAAGACATTGACCTGCTGCTCTCTAATTTTGACTCGTTTGATGACGTTGAGCAGCAGGAGATTACGCAAGTAGCCGAGGCTTTGGCAGACCGGCGTGTGGCCGCGCAGTGTCGGGACGACCTGATTGAGTTTTGCAGGGCAATGCAGCCAGACTATAAGGTAGGTAAACACCACCGGATCCTGGCTAACATCTTGATGGACGTGGCTGCGGGTAAAAAAGACCGGGTGTGCGTGAACATCCCGCCTCGCCACGGTAAAAGTCAGTTGGTTTCCATACACTTTCCAGCGTGGTTTATTGGAAAGTACCCAAACAAGAAGGTGTTGATGGTTAGCCATACGGCTGACTTGGCTACCGATTTTGGTCGCAAAGTACGAAACATCATCGACACCGATGCGTACAGAAAAATATTTCCTACTGTCACGCTGGCGCAGGATAGCAAGTCCGCAGGGCGGTGGAACACGAACGTAGGTGGTGAATATTACGCTTGTGGTGTTGGTTCTGCGTTGGCTGGTCGGGGCGCAGACTTGTTGTTGGTTGACGACCCACACAACGAGCAAGACATCCTCAACGGGAACTTTGAGGTGTTTGATAAGACGTATGAATGGTTTACCTACGGTGCCCGCACACGACTGATGCCCGGAGGTCGGGTGGCAATTATCCAGACCCGATGGCACTTGAACGACTTAACCGGGCGTGTTACCCGCGACATGGCCCAAAACGATGAGGCCGATCAGTACGAAGTAGTAGAGTTTCCAGCGGTATTAGATACTGATAGAGGGCTAAAAGCACTTTGGCCTGAGTTCTATGACATACCGGCGCTTACCCGTACAAAAGCATCAATGCCACTGTTTCAGTGGAATGCACAGTATCAACAGAACCCTACAGCAGAGGAGGCTTCGGTTGTTAAGCGGGAGTGGTGGAACGAGTGGACAGCAGAGGATCCGCCTCAGTGTGAATACATCATCATGTCTTTGGACGCCGCTGCCGAAACAAATAACCGGGCTGACTACACCGCGTTGACCACGTGGGGCGTATTTTTAAATGAGGAAAAAACGGGGCCGGGAGCGGGTACGTACAACATCATCTTGCTCAACTCTATAAAGAAACGCTTGGAGTTCCCAGAGTTGAAAAAACTTGCTCTTGAGGAATACAAGGAGTGGGAGCCCGATGCGTTTATCGTGGAAAAGAAGTCCAACGGCGCGGCGCTGTATCAGGAAATGCGGCGTATGGGTTTACCCGTGCAGGAGTACACACCACATCGGGGTAGCGGAGACAAGTTAGCACGTCTAAACTCCGTTGCAGACATTGTGCAGTCTGGTTTGTGCTGGGTTCCGCAAACCCGGTGGGCAGAAGAAGTTGTAGAGGAGATCGCAGGATTTCCGTTTATGAGTAACGACGACTTGGTGGACTCCACGGTGATGGTGCTCATGCGGTTTCGTCAGGGCGGCTTTATTCGTTTGCCCACTGATGAGAAGGACTACCCGACACAACCCAGACGGGCTGCCTACTACTGATCTATACGAAATTTAGGGGGTTTATTCATGGCAATCAACTTTGACTCCGCACTGGTTCCTCTGAGCCCTGAAGAGATGGGCGATGAGCCGGTGATTGAGATTGAGATTGAAGACCCCGAGTCGGTAAAGATCGGGATGGGGGGTG